ATGTTTGGTATGAGATCGAAAAAATCTAAATCACGCCGCGCCGCACAGCCTGTGCGGCGCCGTGCTGTGGTTGATGATAGCTCGCCTAGTGCGGGAACACTATTTCGGCGTAATCGTACCTTGACTGGTAGCCTCATTTCCTCGGTGCCTAGTCCTAATGAGCAATCGGCTAGCTTGCAATCGCCGCGCGTACAGGCGCACAATCTGAAGCGCAAACGCCGCTCTATCCGCTTAGCGTTGATTAGCGCATTAGTGCTAATTGCTGGTTTGGGGTGGCTGCTTACTCAGATTATTGTCGAGCCGAAAGTGCAAATTGTCGGTACCAGTAACGATCCAGAAGTACAAGCTGCCGTCCGCGATTATGCAGCAGCAATCCAAGATTACCTCTCTGCTAATCCGCTCGAGCGGTTGGCTGTAAATATCAATGCTAATAATCTTAGCCGAGCCATTCAAAGTAGATACCCAGAGGTGTCTAGCGTGTCGCCGCCAGCTAAAGGTGCCCTCTGGTCGGCCGATTTTTCGGTTAATTTGCGCTCGCCAGTGGTTTATTGGCAGTCTGGTAACATGAAAGCTTATGTTGATAGCACAGGTGTAGTATTTGAACGTAATATCCTCGGCACGTCAGTTATCGCCGTCGAGGATCAAACTGGAATTCGTGCAAGCGTTGGCAATTCAGTAATTAGCGGCCGTTTTCTGCAGTTTATCGGCAAGGTTGTGGGATATTTCAAAGAAAACAATCTTACTGTTAATAAAATGATTCTGCCAGCTAGTACTACTCGCCAGGTGTTAGTAAGTCTCGACGGGGTGGGGTACTCGATTAAAATGACAGTTGACCGCCCAGCGGCTGGCCAAGTCGAAGACGCGGTGCGTGCCATCCGCTATTTAACGAACAGAGGAATAACTGCAGAGTATATTGATGTGCGGGTGAGCAGGCGTGCTTTTTATAAATAAGGAAGAGGTTTCAGGTAAGAGCTACCCCTGCACTGGTGGGCTATGTTCTACTTTTGTTCTATTAAACAGCTAAATAGGCTAGGTGAAAAAACTATATTAAAATATTGAAAATGCAAAAAGTCAAATAAAGCAGGTGAGGCGGGAAAAGTAGTAGGGGACAATATTTTTGAAAAAATGCAAATTTATTCTCATAGCGCTGAGATTTTTTCTGTGGATAACTTAAGTCTATAAACATGTGCTAATTACTACAATTTAAATTTCGAGTTTGTTTCGAGTGTGTGGACTTATATCTATAGAGCTGCTGGTTGGCGGTATTTTTTTATTTAGCAAATAAAAAGTAAAAGTAAAAGTAAAAGATAACTCTAGTAGCGTGACTAAAGCTCCCCATTTATAGACCAAGATTAATAAGCTTGCGGCTTATATCAAGTAAAACCGTTATTTGCGAACGTATGATTAATCATCCTGCCAACATAGATTATAAGACGTAAAACGGACATTGTGCGACGTTAAGTCTATGTGTAAAACGTGGTTTCTCTATTGTCTTTTATTTTAAATTAGATTATGTTGTTTTTGTAATTAATTTAATTTTGGAGGCAATTATGTCATTACCAACTACTGCTCTGTCAGGAACCTTAGATAATTTAAAATCGCGTATTTCTCGTCTTTATTTTGATGAGCGTCAATTTAAAGATGATTCTGGAAAAGTTGTTAAATATGATCGTTTAGTTTTAGAGCTTTTAATTAAAGGTGAAGTTTTTACCATTGAGTTTAAGCCTGAGAAAAAAGACAAAGCAATACTTATGCTTGCTGATGATTTAACACAACCCGTTACATTTGCTCAATAGAACAAAGCGCGAACTAGATAGTAATTTAAAAGTTATAGTTCCCTAACAATTTAGATATTTGGTGACCAACTAGCGATGTCGAAAAACTCAAGCGGGTTATAAATTTAAGGGGGTATAAAATGCCAGAAAGTTTGGTATTTTTTGACGCTACTACTGCAGGTGCTGTTTTTAAAAGTGCTTGGGGTGTAATCTCGTCAAATTTTGCCGGTGTTGCGATTCTGCTTGGCGCAATGATTGGGCTTGGTATTGCTGGTCGTGCTATCAATGCTGCTGTGCGCGGTAAGGTAAGGGTTAAATAGCCGGTTGGGGAGGATTCCCCCTCCCCTTTATAGTTTATGGAAAATTTATCAGTTTTAGCTATTAGTAATGAGATTTTAAAGATGGTGAGAGAGCTACTTATCGCTTATGCTCCATTGATTGGCCTACTTGGTGGTTTGAAGTTTATTCTCGATTATTTACATAAAATTCTTTTTGGTAAAAAAGTATGATGTCTGAGTTTTTAATTAAATTAAGTGCTTTTTGGCTGTTTTGTATAATTGCTATTTATGCGATTTATTGGCTTAGCGGTGCGCGTCGAGGCGATAGATGAAGCGTTTTAGTTTACCATTAGTACTGTCAATAGTATTTTTCGTTTCTCTATTAGTCGTTCCACCACCGGCGCGCGCTGCTGAACCAATAAATTTCAAGCGTGGTTCTTGGCATATAAAAAATTCGGCTGGTGAAGTTGACTTTGTTTTTGATAAGAAAAAGATAAAACGTGATAGTTCCCTTTCTAAGCAAACTTATGAGCGTTATATTCAATTTGTAGAAAATGGTATTAAAAATGATTCGTATTTTGTGGTTCGTAATAGTTCAAATGCTGACGAAGCGTCGCGTATTGAGTTTATCTTTATCGACAAAGATTCAGATATTGAATTAAAATATGATAAACAGACAAACTATTATTATTTTGATTTTGTTCGTACTGCGAGAATTTCGTTTGGTTTTTATAGATGTGGTGATAATTTATCTTATTCTTTATGTCTTGCGGATTCTTCTGATGTTAGTACGTATAACTTTCAGTTATCTGCACAATATTATTCGATTGTTGGTCTTTACACTAAAAAACGTGTAATTTTTCCTGAAGATTATCATGGTGATAATTTTTCTGGTGGTACTGTCCCGGTGGGCGATGCTGTTCAGCGCTGTCAGTTTCATGATGTTGCTTGTTGGATGAGTAATATTTTTGATGGTTTTAAGAATACGGTAGAGGGTTTATTCCATAGTATTGTTTCTGTTTTTGAAAGACTTTTAGAATTTTTAAGCCATATATTTATTCCAGGAGATGACAATATTTTTAAAAAAGCTTATGACGATTTGTCAGTGACTTTGACGAAAAAATTAGGTTTTTTATTATTTCCGTTTGAGTTTTTTTCAAAAACTCTTGGTGCGTTTTCTGGTTTTATTAGTGCTGATGATATGAGTGAATGGCACTGTACCTTTAATTCAAATAATAAGTTTTGCGAGGGTGTTTGTGTTTCAAATTTAATTGCACAAAATAGCGTTTGTTTGCGTATCGGTGCTCTTGAAGAGTCTGCGCCTTTGATTTGGAATACGGTTATGCCAGTTGCGCGTGTAGGTTTTGTTTTATCGTTGGTTTATTTATTAAAGCAAAAATTTAATGAGGTTGTGGAAGCATGATCGTTTGGATTTTAACGGCTGGTGTTGCGTTAATCCTTGCTATTTTCTTAGTTATGCCAGATTTACCAGCGACCCCTCAGGTTCTGATTGATTCTACAGATTTATTGGTTAATATTTTAAGTCAATTTGTAGGCGTTTATAAGTATATTATGTCTCCGTCTTTAGCTTTCATTTCCGTAACCATGATTATTGCAATATTTGCATTTGAGCCGATTTATAAAATAGCACTTTGGGTTTTGCGTAAAATTCCAGTTTTTGGAGTTAAGTAATGATAATTGATTGGAAATCTTTTATTAAACATTACACGAGGCCTGAAAAGGGTTTGTTCCCAGTTGGCAGCCGTGTTTATATTGGCCGTCAAGGTAAAGGCAAAACACTCTCTATGGTTAAATACGTTTACGATTTAAAGCAAGAGTATCCAAGTTGTGCTATTTTTTCTAACGTTAAACTCAATAATATAAATTATGTATTTCTTGAAAATGACCAAAGAGTTTCTCAGGCCTTAGAGTTTCAAAATGGTAAAAATGGCGTTTTAGTCGTTTTAGATGAGGCTCATCTGATGTTTAATTCAAAAACAGGAATACCTATTGATGTCTTAACGTCAATATCGCAGCAACGTAAGGATAGGCGTCGTATCGTGTTTTCAAGTCAAATATGGAATGAATTAGATATTTCAATACGTAAGCAAGTTCAGGAAGTAGTTTCTTGTCGTAATATAGGTCGAGTTCAGATAAATACTGTTTATGATGGTGAAAGTATTAGGTTGGATAAGTCTGATTACACATATCAGATGGACAAAATTAGGACAGAAGTATTTAAACATAATGATGTTTATTATTCGCGATATGATACATATCAAAAGATTTTACGTAATTATGAATATAATCGTCAATCTAACCAGAATGTTAACTTTATCGTGAATCAGCAAAAGAGGAGGTATCATAAATGATTTAGCTAATTTGAGCCGACACCGCTTGTCGCGTGTGTCGGCTGGCGCGCGCAGCCAGCAAACCATTAAGCCCTGGCAAGCGCGCCTAGCCGTTTAAAATTAATTATTTTTGTGTGCGGGAGCCCGCGCAGCGGGCTACTCGATAATAGGACATTTAACATACTTTTATAGGGGTGTAACGTGAATGATAGTTTTATTAATAATATCGTAAAGGAATATCCTTCAATGTATAAATTAACTGTTTTTAAATTTCCTAAAGCACGCTATTCTACTGCTTCTAGTAAAAAAGGTAAAGATAATCGCTCTCAGGAGCTTGATATCGCACGCTCTGTGCGTCGTAGTCGTATGATGGTTTCTGATTATATTTTATCGAACGATTTTGATATGTTTGTTACTTTTACTTTTAACCCTAAAAAAGTTAATCGTTATGATTTAAATGCATGTTATTTTAAAATGCAGTCATGGTTGTCTCGTCAGCAACGAAAATCTGAGAATATGATGAAATACGTTATAGTTCCAGAAAAACATAAAGATGGTGCTATACATTTTCATGCGGTTATGTCGAATTATCCAGGTTTAATTAAAAAGACTAACGTTATTCAAAATAATCGACGTGTTTATAATTTAACATCGTTTCGTTTTGGTTTTACTAACATGCAGTATTTAGATGACGATAAGCAAAAAGTTGCAGCTTATGTTTGTAAGTATATTACAAAAGATATGGTTACTGTCTCTAATCGCCGGCGCTATTGGGCGTCAAAAAATCTGAAAAAGCCAGTTAAGTATTATAACGAAGCTAATAACTTGTTTCTTGATCCTGATTTGCATTCTTTGACCTTTGAAAATCAGTATTTACAGATGCATGAGTTTGAAAAACTTGAGCAACTTTTTGCTTGATAATTTTGTCGTTCCATTTGCCTACTTCAAATCGCAATAAAGCTATGTCTGCGTTGTTTATAATTGAATTAACAAACATATCTCGTTTTTGTCGGTTAGGGCTGTTGTGCGTGCTGTCATCAAGTTCTATGGCCACTATAGGTTTCATGCTGTTACTGCAAATGAGAAAATCTACTGATTTACCATTAATTTTTGAAAATGCCCCGCTCCAGTTTTGTCCTTTTATTTCATGATTTAAAAACATGCTTAGATGTGCTTGAGGTATAATTTTGCAGCCGTCTACCGCTTTGCATAATGTTTCATAAAAATTTAACTCATTTTGTGTCATTACGCATTCTTTTTTTGTGTATTTATATTTTTTGTTCGCGTAGTTTTTGACGGTATTTTTATTTGTTTTAATTATGATTATTGTTATTGTAATAATCAAAAATACTATTATTATTTCCATAAGCATAGTATACTATAGTTTATTCTACAACATTATTTTTTATGAATATTATGCGACGCTTTTCTTTTAATTTATATCTGTTATACGACATTAAATATTTTTGTACCGGACATTGTGCGACGTTAAGTCTATGTGTAAAACATGAATGAGATTGCATCCCTTTTACTACTGTTTTTGATTAATCTCGAAGATTTATTGTTTTACAACTTTTAGCTATTTTATGTTTGCCCCGCCTTTTATGTATGTACGATATTTTGTCTTTGTGTGCGTATTTGTCTGTATTTTGTCGTCTTCATGTTAGTCTTTCTCAAGATTATTTTATTAGATTTTACTATGTATATATTTATTGTAACTACTTACATCTACAAAAATCCAAACCTTTTGTATTTGAGCTTTCTGAGCAAATCATTAAAATGTTCTATATTTGTTCTAAACCTGTTGATTGCTGGACAAAATACAGATAGGTAGGGCTAGTCCTTGTCGCTTACTGATTAGCTTTAGCAGAGTCTCGCTTACTCATGCGATAAAGTTTTATACACCACAAAGACCAAACCTATAAATAACACTTCAAATTACTATAAGCATAAGTTAGAGGTTAGAGCTATCAATTTTAGATGTACTCTTTTCAATGCGACGCTGTATTTTTTCAGTATCTTCAGCTGCTGGAAAATCCTCTGGGTTCATACCTTGCTGATTGCGGATAGTCGTTCTAACTGCGTCATTATTATCGTTATTATCATGAAGTATAGAGTCGTGCGATGATATTCCGTAGTTTTCTATGTTGGCTGCCGTCATCTCGTTTGCTAATGTTTTACCGGCTAGCACAACATTGTGGGCTTTATTTGCCCAAGGCTTGTTTCCGGTGTTTAGCTTCCTTTTCATCTGTTTATTAGTTTTGCCGCCGAAGAAAGACTTATCACCCTCGCTTTTTATTCTAGCCAACCCTCTTGGACTAATACCCGCCTCCATTATACTAGAAGATAACCTCTTGTCTGATTCGGAAAATTCACGCCGGCGTGCAAGTCTGTCCATATCTTGTCTATATTGATCTGACATCTCCTGTTTGCGTGTTTGAATAGCAAAATATGCCTGAGCCTCCGCAATCTTGGGTTTTTTAACAGGGCTACCGTTTTGAGCAATAATGTAACACGCAAAACGTGTAAGTTTTATATCATCTATAGCCCTTGGGTTGCCGTACCCTATAGAAACCATTTTCGACACATCTCGAAAATGGTTTTCCACAGGAGCGCCTGTTTTAGATATTGCTATTTTAGCCCGTGTAATTACTGGCATAAAACCATCCCACGTCCCGTATTCAAGAACTTCGCCAAGCTCCCTAGCATACCAAAACTCACCTTGCTTATCTTCATGCTTGATAGACTCAAAAATGCTATCACTTTGTTTGATTTTTAACTCACTTGCCAT